CGACCCGCGCACGGCTTCGGCGTTCCTGACGCTGGTTGGCAAAGTGTTGCCGATGCAGGTGACGGGTGAGGGTGGCGGGCCGATTGGCTTGAATATCAATGTCAACTTTGATTGATGTTGACGCCAGATTTCCCCGCAAGCTAGATTTCCTGTTCAAGCCTGCCCGCTATAAGGTGGCGCGGGGTGGTCGCGGCTCTGGTAAGTCGTGGGGATTCGCTCGGGCGCTGCTGCTGCTATGCGCCAAGAAGAAAACGCGAGTCCTTTGCACGCGAGAGGTGCAGAAGTCGATTCAGCAATCAGTGCACCAGCTTTTGAGCGACCAGATAGCGGCGCTCGGCCTTGGTGCTTTCTTCGAAGTGCTGGCGACGGAGATACGCGGGCAGAGCGGCAGCGCCATCTATTTCTCGGGCCTGAGCGATCAGACGGCGGAGAGCCTGAAATCGTTTGAAGGCGTAGATATTGTCTGGTGCGAGGAAGCGCAGGCGATCAGTAAACGCAGTTGGAACATTCTTGTCCCGACGATCCGCAAGGATGGCTCCGAGATTTGGGTAACGTACAACCCGGAACTTGAGAGCGACGAGACGCACCAGCGTTTCGTAATCAATCCACCGCCCGATTGTGTGTCGGTGGAGATGAACTACAGCGACAACCCGTATTTTCCTGCAGTTCTGGAGTCTGAGCGGGCACACGCAGAGGCGACGATGAAGCCGGACGACTACCGGCACACATGGCTAGGCCAGTGCAAGCCTGCGGTGGAGGGCGCGATTTACTTCGATGCCATGTCGCAGTCGATTGCAGGCAACAGGATACGCGCAGTACCGCACGATGGGGCGCTCAAGACGCATGTGGTGTTCGACCTGGGAATGGCCGACAGCATGACACTGATTCTGGTCCAGCGCGTAGCCTCTGAGATACGGATCATTCACTACATCGAAGGCAATCAGCGCATCCTAGCTGACTACAGCGCGGAACTGCGGGCGCTTCGATTGGATGACCAGCCTATGAATTGGGGGCAGGTTTGGTTGCCGCATGACGGTTTCCACAAGCGCCACCAGACGGGCAAGGACGACAGGCAGGTAATGGAGGGCCTTGGGTGGTCCGTTGAGCCTGTTCCGAACATCGAGGTCAATAGCGGTATAGACAGGGCGCGTGAGGTGTTCCCGCGTGTCTATTTCGACAAAGACAGAACTACAAGGCTTGTCGAGTGCCTGAAGCGGTATCGCTGGAACATCAGCCAAAAGACGGGGCAGGCGCAGCACCCATTGCACGACGAGTTCAGCCACGGCGCGGACGCTTTCCGCTATATGGCGCTTGTCGCTGATTCCATGAGCAACGCAACAGGCACTGTTAAGCCGATCAACTACACACGGAAATTTCTCGCATGAAACTGGACGACGAAGAACTGCTGGAGATGCTGCGGCGCAAGGAAGATGCCGCCTCCAGCTACGTCCACGGTGCGCTTGCGCAGGAGCGTGAACAGGGCTTGCGCGAGTATTACCGCATGCCCTACGGCAACGAGGAAGAAGGCTGGAGCCAGATCGTCGCGTCCGACATTCAGGACACGGTTGAATGGGTGCTGCCTGACTTGCTGGACATCTTCAGCAGCACGGATAAAGCCGTCGAGTTTGAGCCGAACCGAGCGCAGGATGTGAAGGGCGCAGAGCAGGCGACGGACGGCTGCAACTACGTGTTCTATAAGCAGAACAACGGGTTTCTGGTGCTGTACATGGCGATTAAGGACATGCTGACGGTTCGCAACTGCGCTATCCACTGGAGGCCGCAGGACTTGGAGACGGTTAGCAGCGTGCCATTCAAGGACGCCACGCCGGAAATGCTTGCTGTGATGCTGCAGCCTGGCGACGAGATTGAGTCTGCAGAGCAGTACCCGGCGCAAGGTCCGCAAGGTGAGCAGATCGCAGACCCGATGACCGGCGCTCCTGTGGTGCTGACAAAGGGCCGCATCAAGCGTGTCGAGAAGAAGCGCATTGTGAAGGTAGAGGCATTCAGCCCTAACGACCTGCTTGTCGAGCGCGATTGGACTAGCCCGCTGCTGCACGACTGCCCGTATGTGGCGCGGCAGATCACGAACGCCACGTTGTCCGACCTGCACCTGATGGGGTTCAAGGACGTAACCGCAGAGGACTTGCGCGGCGGCGATGAACGGGCACGGTCTAACCGGCTGGAGTCGGTGAACCGCGACGGCGAGACGTTCATTGATTCGGATGATGACGCCGATGACAGCATGGCCGAGGGGTGCCTGCGCATTGAGTACGTGCTTGCGGACGCTGACGGCGACGGCATTGCCGAGCGGCTTTGCGTGTACCGGCTGGACAACAAGATTCTCAAGAAAGAGATTGTCAGCCATGTACCGATGGCGACCGGCTCACCGATCCTGAACACGCATCGATGGGATGGCATGTCTATGGCCGATGTGGTCGCAGACTTGCAGATGATCCACACGGAACTTCTGCGCCAGACGTTCAACAACCTCTACTTGACGAACAACCCGCGTCAAGCCGTGCTGACTGACAGCGCAGGAACGCCGCTGGCGAACATTGACGACCTGTTAGATGGTCGGGCAGGCGGGATTGTCCGGCACAGCAGGGAAGGCGCTGTAACGCCGCTGGTAACGCCATTCGCCGCTGGCGCTTCCATGCCAATGCTTGAGTACATCCAAGGCATGCGGGAGAACCGCACGGGTGTATCACGCACCAGCATGGGCCTTAACCCTGATTCGCTGAACAACACAGCGAAGGGTCGGCAACTGGATATGACCGCCTCGCAAAAGCGCATCAAGCTGATGGCGCGGATTGTGGCCGAGGTGGTGCTGAAACCTGTTTTCGCAGGCATTCTCAAGGTGCTGACCGATGGCGAAATGGAAAAGCTGGCGTTCAGGCTGCGCGGTGAGTTTGTCGAGTACGACCCGAACGAGTGGCGCGACCAGTACGACCTGACTATCAATGTTGGGCTTGGATCGGGCGACGGTGATGCCCAAGTGCAGAAGCTGACCATGATCTACCAGGCGCAAATGGCTGGCATGGGAATGGGTCTGTCGACTCCCAAGCACCTGTACCACACGCAATCCAAGCTGGTCGAGGCCATTGGCTACAAGGACGTGCAGAACTTCTTTGTCGAGCCGCCAGAAGGCCCGATGCCGCCGCCGCAAGACCCGAAGATGCAGATTGAACAGATGCGGTTGCAGGCCGAGGCACAGAAGTTCCAAGCTGAACACCAGATGAACGCGACCATCGAGCAATTGAAGGCGCAGGCGAAGCAGCAAGAAAGCCAGATGCAGCTTGAATTGCAGGCCAGCAACGACGCACGCGACGGGCAGCGGGAGCAGTTCAAGGCAGAGCAGCAAGCACGCATTGCGCAGGCACAGATGGACGCGCAATTGCGAGAAGCCGACATTCGCGCAGAGACGGAGCGTTACAAGGCCGATTTGGACGCGCAAGTGAGGCTATCTATTGCGCAGATGACGGCGCAAACGCAGCGCGATAGCTTGGTGGCGGCGATCAACACCGACATGCAGAAGATGGCCGCAGAGCAAACAGACGGAGACGAGGCGGCATGACGGACGGACTGCAGCGGCGCGAGTCGGAGCAGGAGTTTATCTACCGTCGCCTTAGCGAACACCTGACGCAAACGCTTGATGAACTGTTGACGGCTGTTATCGCTGGCAATGTGAGCGCGGGTGACATCGCCAAGGCTCGGAAGATGCTGCCAAAAGGTTGCACTAACGCATTCCCGGAGAAAGCATGAACGAACACGAAGCGGTAGACCTTGGCAGAAGCGCCGAATCTGTGCTGCAGAACCCGGCATATATCGAGGCGATGGCGCGCATGAAGTCCGATGTCGTGGCCGAGTGGAAGAAATGCCCGGTACGCGACCGCGAAGGGCAATTGCTGCTGCTGCAACTGGCGAAGCTGGCCGAGAAGTTCGAAGCCTCGCTAAACGGCATGGTGCAGGGCGGAAAGCTCGCACAGCACAAGATCAACGTGGACACAGAGCGCGACGAATCGCGTACTAAACGATTTCTAAGGAAAGTAGCATGAGCCAACAAATGCGCAACGGGTACGGGTTCGATTTTCCCGTGCCTGTCGGTCAGTCGATGCTTGTATCGTCCATTACGGGCACCTACACCGCGACCATTGTTGCCGGTCCTGGCAAGGGCACTGCGCTTGCGACCGACTCGACAGGCGGCGGCACGTATGGACCGTACTCTGGCGGCGTGGTTATCCGCTTGCAGGCTGGCGCGAATAGCCTGATTGACTACGACATCGCGGTTAGTCCGGCGCTGACGTATGCGGGGCCTCTGAACTCTGGATACAACTCTAGCGGCGATGTTGCATCCGCGGTGGATGGTGCTGGGAAAACATTCCCTCTAGGTCAGCGTGCCAACGGTGTCCTGCTGGTAGGCGACTCAATCACGGCAAACAATATCGGCAGCGGTTACAACTACGCACAGGCTCAAAACATCGGGCCGTTCAATTGGGCCAATGCGTTCATGGGCCAGCGGCTGGAAATCGTCGGGAACATCGGAGTTGCGGGACGATGGGTTACCGGAGCGTCAGGCATGGCGGCCACCATCGTCGCAGACTTGGCACTGTACCCGTCTGCAAAATATGTGTGCATCCTGGCCGGCACAAACGACATCAGCAACGACGTGTCATACGCGGACATCGTCACCGGCCTTTCGGTCATCATTGGTGCGTGTGTTGGCTCCGGGAAAACTGTGCTGCTATCCACGATCTTGCCGCGTGCTGCCGCTGGAATCACAAGCGCGCAGCGGCTGCGCATGAATGCTGTCAATGCCTGGATTCGTGAACGGCAGAATCTGCAAGATGGCGTGCTGGTAAGTGATCCTTTCCGGTATCTGGCCGACCCAACAAGCGCAACGGGCGACCCGATTGCCGCTGACTACTACGATACCCCGGCGCTCCATCCTGGCCCGTCTGGCGCAATGAAAATTGGCGAGGTGTGGGCGGCTGATTGGGGTCCATATATCCCTGTGAACAAGCGTCTCGCAGCGCAGGCTGGCGACATTTACGACGCAACTGATAACCCATTTGGGAATCTGCTCTCCAATGGCGCACTGCAAACGCTTGGGGCAACGTCAGGCACTGGCTACGCTGGAAACAACCCGACCGGATGGACTGTGCAGCGGGTGGCTGGTACAGGCACATGGACAGGATCGGCGGTAGCTCGTACAGATGGCGTTCCGGGTAATTGGTATCAGGCTGCAATCGCTGGAGAGACAAGCGCAAGCGCGCAATACCAACTGCGGCAGAACGTGTTTGGCCCCAACGGTGGCGGCACGAACACCTACGCTATTGGCGATCAGCTTTTTGCCGAAATGGAACTGAAGGTGGCTCACGCTGGAGCGACGAACTACGTCAAGGGCGTCTACATCACCGCGACGGAATACGACCGTGACGGAAATGTGGTGTTTGTCGCAAACGGTCTATATCGCTATGGCGGAACCAACCCAATGCAGCGGGCAAAGGATTACAGCATCGTGGTGCGTACTCCGAAGTTCGCATCCATCGGGTCGGCTGGTGCTGGAACGTCAAACCAACGTGTAACGGTTTCTGCCGATGTGTTGTTTGATGGGTCTGTAAGTGCCGCACTCACCCTGTCTATCGGACAAATCAACTTGCGCAAGGCCGTGGCGGCGTAATCCCATCCTCTGCCGGTAAGGATAGAAAACTGATTCACGGCTAATCACCTAGCCATTTAGCGACCGTCGAGAGACGCCGCAATCCTCTCT